CAAGAAGAATGCGAACACATTTTCTTCGGCGCAAATCACTCTTTTAAGATACCGCATCATACTACACTTGATAAATGGGAAAAGATGATTAAACATTTTCTAGATAAAGACATCATGTGTAGTTTAGATTTATCTATAGATTTTGCTGGGGATCTATTGGAAACTAGTTTAGTTGAATATCATAATTTTATTCCGCAGTTGAGAGTAGTTGTACCATATGTTAAGCAATGGCCCTACAACACTATGGTAAAAATTGATGATAAAGACTTTAAAGCAACGAATCCGGGTGTATGGTGTCATACGCTGCATGAACTAACCAATCATCATTATCATACAGATTGGTCAAAATATACACTTGACAAAGTTTTAAAATAATTGTATATTAAGTATATTGTTAATAACAACAAAGAACTTACACAATGAGTAAAATGCTTGCAAAGCGACACATTTGGGTAACTTTTCAACGAGAAGGTATCCATAAATATCCAGCAGCACTAGAAGATCCTAGTCTTGCTACTGGAGACAAATATGACGTTAGTTTTTTAGGTTATCCTCATCGTCATATTTTTCACTTCAAGGTTCAAATTGAAGTGTTTCACAACGATCGTGATATTGAGTTTATTCAATTTCAAAGATGGTTGCAAGAGCTGTACGAACAAGGCACTCTTGAACTAGATTACAAGTCATGTGAAATGATTGCAGATGACTTGTATGATCTAATTTCCGAACGGTATACCGGACGGGCTATTACTATTAACGTTAGCGAAGACAACGAAAACGGTTGTCGTATTTACTATCCTGCTAAACTGGAGAAAATTGACTAATGGGCATTCAGAACCCAACTATCCGTAAAGTTTTTGACGATCTTGACAAGTTCCGCGACTACTGTCGCTTTGAAGGCAAGGTTTTTAATGAGAAGGATCTTTACAAACAAGATTCAGAAGTGTGGCAAGCATATCAGCGACATCAAGGCTGGCTGCGTGCAAAAGCTCGTAATGCAAATAGGAATCGAGGATGACCGTATACATTGTTGATATAGAAGCTGTTGATACACGCTATACAAAACAATGGAAGACGCATTTACCCGAGCAACTGAGATTAGCAACTAACGAGGAAGTAGTTGTTATTTCAGGTGGTGAAACGCCTCAGGCTACTACGCCTGGGGCTTTTCTAAATTTTGGCGGTACTAATGTGTACAAAAGTAACCAGCTAGCACAAATTGGCGAAATGTTTTGTAACGGTGAAGTTAAAGACGGCGATTACTTTCTTTACACTGATGCATGGAACCCTACAGTAATTCAATTAAAATACATGGCTAGTTTGCTAGGTGTTAATATTAAAATCGGCGGTATGTGGCATGCTGGCAGCTATGATCCACAAGACTTTTTAGGACGTCTTATTGGCGATGCTCCTTGGGTACGTTCGGCAGAACACAGTATGTTTAGCTGCTATGATCATAACTTTTACGCAACTGATTTTCACATTGACTTGTTTGCTGAAGAGTTTTTTGATTGGGTCGGTGACGAACTTCGCGAAGCTAACTCATCAGTTGTACAAGTTGGCTGGCCGATGGAGTATTTAAAAACTGCTTTAGAGCCATATAAGCATATAGCTAAAAAAGATATTGTTCTTTTCCCGCATCGCATTGCGCCTGAAAAACAACTAGATATCTTTAAGGATCTTGAAAAGCAGCTACCTGAATATGAATTTGTTGTAGCACAAGAACAAGAACTTTCTAAGCACGATTATCATATGCTGCTAGCAAAGTCCAAAGTAGTGTTTAGCGCTAACCTACAAGAAACACTTGGTATTAGCTGGTACGAAGGTGTATTAGTGGATACTATTCCTATGGTACCCGATCGTCTTAGTTATGCAGAGATGGCCGACGAAAACTTCTTGTATCCAAGTGATTGGACTGAAGATTTTGATGCATACGAACATTTTAAAGAAGATATAGTAGCAACGATTAAAGACTATATGACAAATTACGATACGTATATTCCGTCGCTAGAAAGACAAAAAGCAAAACTTCAATCATTTTTCACAGGAGACAAGTTGTATGACGCAATCAAAAAACGTTAAAGCAGGCTCTATATCATTACCTGATGCAAAGGGCGATGCAACTATAGACATGCACACTATTAAAGAGTTTGCCGAATCACTCACTGCCGCTAGCAGTATTTTTACCGGTACTAGTATCTCAGGTATATCTGCTACAACATATTCAGACGGCAATTGGTACAAAGATACAAGTAAAGTTAATAGCATATTGGATGACATTTGGTTAAATGCACAAACGCTTTGGGAAGAACGTTTGCCTAGTGTTAACGAAGTAAAAGCACTAGCAGAAGAATATCCAGCTTTTGCAAAAGCATATGAGCAGTTTCGTAATGCTTACAATTTAGTAATTGATGATTGGAAAAGTAAAGATGAATAAAAAACGTTTTAATTGGGATACTATCACCAGTATGACTATGAAAATTGCAAGCCAAATTCGTAAAAGTAATTGGCGTCCTGATTACATTGTTGGACTAACCCGCGGGGGCTTAGTACCAGCTGTACTGCTGTCTCATGAGCTAGATGTTCCCTGTGAAACACTAAAAGTAGCGCTACGTGATGGCGAAGAGACAGAGTCAAACTATTGGATGGCAGAAGATGCATACAACGAAAAAAGAATACTTATTGTAGACGACATTAACGATACTGGCGAAACTTTACTTTGGATACAAGAAGATTGGCGTAATGGTGTATTCCCCGGTAACGAACGCTGGGAAGATATTTGGGGTAGTAATGTTCGTGTTGCAGTGCTACACGATAACATGCCTAGTAAATTCCAAAATGTTACTTATGTAGCATCTGAAATTAACAAAAACAAAGATCCACAGTGGATTGTTTATCCTTGGGAGAAAGATGATGATGTATAACGAAAAAGACGTAATTGTACAAACACGAAAATACGATGTATATAATGTAGAAAATAACATTCTGCCAGGACATATTGTGTTTGTTCCAAAAAAAGAAACATGGAGAAGTCTTTGCGACTGCTTTGAAGCTGCGTACAAATGGGGTTATGATTGGGTAGAAAAAGATTATTGTAAATCATTTCATGTAATTCAAAATGTAGGCGAAATTGCTGGCAATTCTAACGGCAATCTTGTATATTTGGTTCCTAGACAAGAATCAGATAAAATTGATCTAGATAAAATTAAAGAATTTTTTAATTTTGTTTGACAAAAACCTAAATAATATGTATATTAAATTAATGACATCCACGTCACAAACTCGGAGAACAGATGAAAAAATACGAAGAAATTACGCAACGAATAAAAGAAGCAGACGGTAAGTATCATGCTAATGATAACATTAATTGGGCTATTTTTGACGGAGAAAAAGAACAGTTAATTGAAGAACTTACTGAAAAGTTCGAAGGTGTACTAGACGCACTTATTATTGATCGCAAAAACGATCCTAATTCGCAAGATACAGCACGGCGTCTTGCAAAAATGTATTACAACGAAATTATGAGCGGACGATACAATAGTCGTCCTAATGCTACTGCATTTCCTAACGTAACAAACGATCCTTACAAAGGTATGTTAGTTGTACGTAGCGAACTTAAAAGCATGTGTTCGCACCATCACCAGCCAGTAAGTGGTGTTGCCTATATTGGCATCATTGCTGCTGATACACTTATCGGACTAAGCAAATACACACGTCTAGCACAATGGTGCGCACGTCGTGGCACACTACAAGAAGAACTAGCAATGGATATTGCTAAAGAAATCATGAACGCTACTGGTTCTGAAAACGTAGGCGTGTATATACAAGCTACACACGGTTGCTGTGAAAATCGCGGTATTAGTGCACACAGCTCACTTACGCAAACTACAGTACTAAAAGGTGCATTTTATGATGATCCTAGTACTAAGAAAGAGTTTATGGATAACATAAAACTACAACAAGGATATGCAAACTAATGGCAGCAGAAAGACCCATAGAACTAGGACCGTTTCAAACTGTTTATGACAGTGATCAAGACGGAGTAATACGTAAAGAGCTAGTAATTTATAGAAAAGTAGGACAACATGTAATTCGCGAGTCTGCTACACGAGAATATCATCGCAACGGTGATTATCACGATAGCATAGGTTCTACACCAATTGTAAAAGGAGATTTGTAATGGCAGAGCCAGTTGATGTAAGTAAAAAACATTTTTATATTAGTCTTGTAAAAAGTGCTGTGCGCATTACTGCCGGCATTGCATTTGTAGGTGTACTCTTTACGCCAGTGGGTGTTGCTCCTATTGTTATCGGCGGGGCGCTGCTTATTGCAGCTGAAGTGTTAGGGATTCTTGAGGAACTTTAATGAAATTAAGATATTCTGAAGCATTTTATTCAGTTCAAGGCGAAGGCAAGTACGTAGGAGTGCCTAGTGTATTCTTACGTACCTTCGGTTGTAACTTTCGCTGCATGAACTTTGGTTTGCCAAAAGACAAAGACCGTTGGGAACAACATGCCGAAGGCAATCGCTATAATCCCGAAGTAAAAGCATTGCTTGATGCAGGCGTTCACGAAACTACAGAAAAGTTTGAAGATTTACCTATTATTCACACAGGATGCGATACTTACGCAAGTATCTATCCCGAATTTAAGCATTTTAACAAACTAGTAGAAGTCGACGAAGTAGTTGATCATTTAATTAGTTTGTTACCCGAAGGCAAATGGACTATGGATAACGGACAAGATATCCACTTAATTATGACAGGTGGCGAACCTCTTCTTGCTTGGCAACGACTTTACGTTGATTTATTTGAACACCCTAAAATGAAGGACTTAAAAAATGTTACGTTTGAAACCAACACTACACAAATGTTACACAAAGATTTACTCGATTATCTCGAGAATAACAGAAGAATTCAAGTCACTTTCAGCTGTTCACCCAAGCTCTCCGTTTCAGGCGAGTCTTGGAATGATGCTATTAAGCCTGAGGTTGCTAGTCAGTATGCCTCTGTTGCTAGTAGCGATCTTTATCTTAAATTTGTTGTTGCTGATAAAGACGACGTTGACGAAGTTGGTAAAGCCGTGGAAGCGTACCGAAAAGCAGGAGTTGAGTGTCCTGTATACCTCATGCCACTCGGCGGACGTTCAGAAGAATATAACATGAATGTAAAAGAAGTAGCAGAAATTTGTATGCAGCGAGGTTGGAGATTTACTCCAAGGTTGCATATTTCATTATTTGGAAATGCATGGGGAACATAATGACAGCATTATTACCAGTAGAAAAACATAACGTGTATGTTCGAAATACAATTCTTAAAACTGTATTTCCGGGTCATATGCATCATGCCGATAAATGGATACAGGAAATTCAAGATATCGGTGACAAAATGCAAAGAGGTACTAATTTAAAGTGTGATATGACCAACTATACTGATTTGTTACACAATCCTAATTATGAATCATTAAAAAACTTTGCCGTAGGTCTTTTGGATCTACATGAGCTGTATGATCCCGAAAAACAAGATGCTATAGTAGACGAAATGTGGGGTGCAACATATAAACAAAACGATTACGCTGATGTGCATGCTCATTATCCGTCTGCTTTTTCGTTTGTATATTACTTAAAAGGCGATACAAATTCTGCTCCGTTGATATTTGCCGATTCTCAAAACAATTTTTCTATTCCTGCAATTACTGGCACATTTACTGTGTTTCCGGCTCATTTATTTCACGGTGTACCTAAGCATACTAGACAAACTGAACGAGTAATCATTGCTGGTAACATTATTACAAAGGATAAAAAGAAATGAAAAAATTTTTAAGACGTATTATGGGTATTGACAAGCTAGAACAAGAAAAAATTAAGCTTCTTGAGCAAACTGACCCAAAAGCTGCTGCAACCGCTAAAGGTGAAGCATACATTGCAGTAATAGATACACAAGTTAATCCTGATAATATTAGAAACGGATTTTTTGAACTCGATTGGAATAACGAATTTATTGAGCAACTATTAGATGCCGGTTATAAAGGCGAAACACCCGAAGCTATTGTAGATCAATGGTTTAAAACTGTTGTGTCGCAAATGCTACAAGAAGAAGGGCAAAGTACAGATCGTGATATGGGTTATATTAATGTAATTCCAATCGATAACGGAAAATCCGAAGTTTCTTAAAAAAAACTTCTTGACACTGTATGAGTTATATACTAATATAATTATATGAGCACTTATATTCTTGTAGACACTATGAACACTTTCTTTCGAGCTCGACATGTAGTTCGAGGAAGTCTCGACGACAAAGTCGGTATGGCTTTGCATGTAACTTTTAACAGTATTAAGAAAGCATGGACCGACTTTGATGCAGATCATGTGGTCTTTTGCTTAGAAGGCCGCAGTTGGCGCAAAGATGCTTACGAACCTTACAAGCGCAATCGTAAAGAGACTCGTGATAAAATGACTGCTCGCGAAGCAGAAGAAGATCGTGTATTCTTTGAAATCTTCGACGAATTTAAATCATTTGTACGTGAAAAAACAAACAGCACTGTACTACACAACCCTGTGCTAGAAGCAGATGACCTTATTGCTGGTTGGGTACAATCTCATCCTAACGATAATCATGTTATTCTTAGTACAGATAGTGACTTTGCACAACTTATTGCACCTAACGTAAAACAATACAACGGTGTTAGCAACACCACAATTACACACGAAGGTTATTTTGACGACAAAGGCAAGCCAATTGTTGATAAAAAGACTGGCGAAGCAAAGCCTGCGCCAGATCCACAATGGTTACTGTTTGAAAAGTGTATGCGTGGTGACACTAGTGACAACATCTTTAGTGCTTACCCTGGCGTGCGTAAGAAAGGCACTAAGAACAAAGTAGGTCTTACCGAAGCTTATGCAGATATGACCAGTAAAGGGTATAACTGGAATAATATGATGCTTCAGCGCTGGACTGATCACAATGGTGATGAACACAGAGTCATTGACGATTACAATCGTAATGTGTTGCTGTGTGATTTGTCTGCACAGCCCGAAAATATTCGTGATGAAATAAACAATACAATTAGTGAACAAACACACTCACCTAAAGATTTATCACAAGTGGGTGTGCGACTTCTTAAATTTTGCAATAAGTGGGATATGCAGCGCATTGCTGATCAAATTTCATTGTACTCTACACCATTCCAAGCGAGGTATCCAGCATGATTAATGCAAAAGAAATTTTAAAAAACAAATTTTGGATTGTTACTGACAACGGCGAAAATGTAGGAACAATTGCCTATGATAATGATCATTACATTGTAAATAAATCTGGTAATTTTAAAGTTTGTAAAAATAAATCGTCAATTACAAATCAACTTGGCAAAATGACATGGTCAGATTTATCTATTAAAGAAACTACACAGTATCATGTACACGAATTTCCTACAAACTGTGAACCTTTTAACAGCATGTTTGACATTAAAAAGAAACTGCCATTGTTTACAAAAAGTGAAAAATCAAAAAGTGTATATTGTGCAGGATACTATATTATTAAGTTTAACAAGGGCTGGGTTAAAAGTTTTTGTCCTAAACTTATTACAATCGAACGCTATCATCATAAAGGACCGTTTAAAACTGACTTTGAAATGCGTTCACAACTAAGTAAAGAAAATGCAAGATCAACCAATTAATACTACACCAATAAAAGACTTCGTAAATCTAGTTAAAAGTGCAGAATCTAGTAGACAAAAAGAAATCAGGCTAGATATTGAAAAAGCTAAAAAGTTAAATCATTGTTTAACTTTACTACTTGCACGTCATGTAGAAGACTTAGAAAAACTGTTACTTGACAGAAAAGAAGCACAAGAAAATCCAGTAATAAACGTTCAAATGGACGGCGGTAGTGGCTGGTAAATGATAAATATACGTAGTTAAAGGAACGAAAAGAATGAGTAGGCCAAAGCCTAATGTATTGAAAGAATACACTGACAAAAAAACTTATCGTACTGAGCAAGTTTTACAAGCAGAAGCAATTTGGGCTGTATTTTATCAAAATAAACCTTTTAATTTAAAAAGTTTTAATAGTCTAACAAACTATCCAGGACCAAAATATAAGAAAACAAGCTTTTCTAATCCTGGTCATGCACATAATTTAGCTCAACGCTTAAATAGTATGTGGAACACTGAAGATTTTAAGGTAATTAAGTTTTCTTCAGATAACTTACTGAATGAATAGAGCAACATACACAAAAATTTTTTTAAACACTGCAAAAATCAGTGTTGATGAAGTTAATCTAAAAAAATATTCATCCGAATGGTGGTACAACATTCGTGATAAGCAGTCTGGTGGGTTGCGGCTCACCGAAACAGGGCGTGATTTTCTAAAAAACGAGTTATCTTTAACATTTTACCAAATTAATTTTCCTCCTGATCTTAATATTATGAAAACGAACATTCTGATACACTTAGATAACTTTATCACATGTCCGTATTTTCTTACAAAAAAGTATATAGAAGTCACAGATGACCGTAAAGCCATGGAATTAAGTTTGCTTTCTGGTGATATAGAAAGATACGGCTTAATAAAAGCAATAGAAAAGCAAAAAAACATTTGACATCTAGTGTGTTTTGTCGTATTATATACATAGTTAATAAACAAATACGTAGGTAACACACAATGGACAATATTCGTACTACTTCTCCAAACAATGCAAAGAAAGTTATTTCAGCTGCATTCGATCAGCAACGTCCAATCTTTATTTGGGGTCCTCCAGGTATCGGTAAGTCAGACATTGTTCACCAAATTGGTGCTAGTAAGAATGCTCATGTAATTGACATTCGTCTTAGTCTTTGGGAGCCAACTGACATTAAAGGTATTCCGTACTTTGATTCAACGCAAAGCAAAATGGTTTGGGCACAACCTAGCGAATTGCCTGATGAAGAACTTGCAAGTCAGTACGAACATGTAATTTTGTTCTTGGACGAAATGAACTCAGCTGCTCCAGCTGTGCAAGCTGCTGCATATCAGCTGATTCTTAACCGTCGTGTTGGTCAATACAAGCTACCTGATAATGTTCTTATTGTTGCTGCTGGTAACCGTGACAGCGACAAAGGTGTTACGTACCGTATGCCAGCTCCGTTGGCTAACCGTTTTGTGCACTTAGAGATGTCAGTATCGTTTGATGACTGGTTTGAGTGGGCTGTAACCAACAAAATTCACCCTGATGTAGTTGGTTATTTGCAGTTTAGCAAAGGTGACTTGTATGACTTCGACCCTAAGTCACCAAGTCGTTCGTTTGCAACGCCCCGTTCGTGGTCGTTTGTAAGTGACTTCCTTACTGATAACTATGATTCAGAGACACTCATGGATCTTGTGTCAGGTTCGATTGGCGAAGGCCTTGCTGTAAAGTTTGTTGCACATCGTAAAGTTGCTGCTGACATGCCTAATCCAAGCGATATTTTGGCTGGTAAGGTAACAGATCTTGATACTAACGAAATTAGTGCAATGTACAGCTTGATTGTTGCAATGTGTTACGAACTTAGTCAGTCAGTTAACGACGATAACAGTAACTTTTACGGACAAGTTGAAAACTTCTTGAAGTTCTCAATGAAGAACTTTGATACTGAGTTGGTTGTAATGGGTATGAAACTTGCCCTTACTCAGTACCGTTTGCCGATTGATCCTGATAAAGTTCCTAGCTTTGATGAATTCCACGAAAGATATGGAAAATACATTAAGGCTGCACAAGAGTAAAATTAAACAAAGCGCTTGACAAGTCAGGCGCTTTGTTGTATTATATACATATATTGAACAACAAAGGTGACATCATGTCTGTAGAAGGTAAAAAACACTGGCAACCCGATCCTGATATTACTCCAGAAGAACTTGATCGCATGACTACAGAAGTAATGGATCGTATTACTGTTGCCCGAGTTGGTTTGCTGCTGAAACATCCGTTCTTTGGCAACATGGCTACTCGTCTTAGAGTAAAACCTGCTAACGATTGGCTTCCGACTGCCGCTGTTGATGGTCGTAACTTGTACTTCAATGCACAATTTTTTAATGCAATGGAAAATTCTGAGATTGAGTTTGTAGTTGCACACGAAATTTTGCACTGTGTATTCGATCACCTTGGACGTCGTAACGACCGTGATCCTAAAATTTATAACGTTGCTGCTGATTACATTGTAAACAATCTTCTTGTTCGCGATAAAATTGGTTCAAAGCCTAAGCTTGTTGACTGTTACCAAGACTTCAAATACGAAGGCTGGTCTAGTGAAGAAGTTTACGATGATCTAATGGAAAATGTTGTTGAACATATTGACTTAGATCAACTAGGCGAAATGCTTGACGAGCACTTGGATCTCGACGGTGACGGTAAAGACGGTCAGCCTAAATACACTGAAGCAGAAATGAAAGAAATTCGCGACAGTATTAAAGAAAGCATGCTGTCAGCTGCACAAGCCGCTGGTGCTGGTAAAGTACCAGGCGAAATTGCACGCATTATTAAACAGTTTACTGAACCTAAAATGAACTGGCGTGAAATTTTGCAACAGCAAATTCAAAGTACTGTTAAGAATGACTACAGCTTTGCTCGTCCGTCACGTAAATCACACTACGGTGCAATTATCCCCGGCACTGTAAACGAAGATACAATTGATGTTTGTGTTGCACTTGACACAAGTGGTAGTATCG